AAATGACTGGATATATCCCGGACATGACGGTAATATACACTCACAACAAAACAAACGGAGGTACACGGTTATGTGGAAAGAAAGCAGCATCAAGGTAAACGGCGAGGTTTTTCACTACTGGATAAAGCAGTACGACAAAGGTTCTGAGTGGGGCATCGACGGCGGACGCATTTCCAAGCTAATGTTCAAGCGGGACGGATACATTGTCTGCAACTACGACAGAGGCTGGGACATTGAGCCCACCGATGAGAACACGCAGCTTGCGCTGGAGCTTCTGCTCCACAGCGAGAACTGGTAAAAAACCGAAATTTCAAAGCAACGGCTCCGAAAGGGGCTGCTGCTCGTTGTACGGAAGGTCGCACCGATTTCGGTGGCGGCTATTTTTATTGCTCTGCCGGAGGGGGTGAGAAATTGCGAAAGCTGAAAAACTACAAGCCGACAAGGTTCATGGAGAAAACCTCCCGCTACGATGTGGACGCAGCGGATTATGCCGTGATGTTCATCGAGAGCCTCTGCCATACCAAGGGCACCTGGGCGAGAAAGCCCTTCGAGCTTATCGACTGGCAGGAGCAGATCATCCGGGACATTTTCGGCGTCCTCAAGCCCAACGGCTATCGGCAGTTCAATACCGCCTACATCGAGATTCCGAAAAAGCAGGGCAAGTCCGAGCTTGCTGCTGCGGTGGCGCTTCTGCTCACCTGCGGTGACGGAGAAGAACGAGCCGAGGTCTACGGCTGCGCTGCCGACCGTCAGCAGGCTTCCATCGTTTTCAATGTGGCGGCTGACATGGTGCGGATGTGTCCTGCACTCTCCAAGCGGGTCAAGATACTGGATTCCCAGAAGAGACTCATTTATCAGCCAACGGGCAGTATCTACCAGGTGCTCTCTGCCGATGTGGGCAACAAGCACGGCTTCAATACCCACGGCGTGGTATTCGATGAGCTGCACACCCAGCCCAACCGCAAGCTCTTTGATGTTATGACGAAAGGCTCCGGCGATGCCCGTATGCAGCCGCTGTATTTCCTCATCACTACAGCCGGAAACGATACAAAGTCCATCTGCTATGAGATCCACCAGAAAGCAAAAGATATCATTGAGGGTCGCAAAATCGACCATACATTCTATCCCGTTATCTACGGCGCGGAGGAATCGGACGATTGGACGGACCCGAAGGTCTGGAAAAAAGCCAATCCGTCCCTCGGCATCACGGTGGGCATCGACAAGGTGAAGGATGCCTGCGAATCTGCCAAGCAGAACCCCGGCGAGGAGAACTCCTTCCGACAGCTGAGACTCAACCAATGGGTCAAACAGGCGGTACGCTGGATGCCGATGGACAAGTGGGACAAATGCGAATTCGCTGTCTGCGAGGATGATCTGGAAGGTCGCGTCTGCTACGGCGGTCTGGACTTGTCCTCCACAACGGATATTACGGCATTCGTTCTGGTGTTTCCGCCGGAAGATGAGAACGACAAATACATCATCCTGCCGTACTTCTGGATACCGGAGGACAACCTCGACCTCCGAGTCCGGCGCGACCATGTGCCATACGATGTGTGGGAGCGGCAGGGCTTTTTACAGACCACCGAGGGCAATGTCGTTCACTATGGCTACATCGAAAAGTTCATCGAAAGCCTGGGTGAGCGTTTTAATATTCGAGAAATTGCCTTCGACCGTTGGGGCGCTGTGCAGATGGTGCAGAACCTTGAGGGCATGGGCTTCACGGTCGTTCCTTTCGGACAGGGCTTCAAAGATATGTCCCCACCCACCAAGGAACTGATGAAACTGGTGCTGGAACAGCGCATTGCCCACGGCGGGCATCCTGTCCTCCGCTGGATGATGGACAACATTTTCATCCGCACCGACCCTGCCGGAAACATCAAGCCGGACAAGGAAAAATCCACAGAGAAAATCGACGGCGCTGTGGCAACGATAATGGCGCTTGACCGTGCCATCCGCTGCGGCAATGAGAATGTAGAGAGCGTATACGACACAAGGGGCCTGCTGTTTATCTGAAATTGTAAACTTCTTGCGAACTGCTTGCATATCGCAAGCAAAAGTGGTATACTATATTCGCAAGGAGGCGATAAGCTATGGCAAGAACTTCTAATGTATTCGCGCGTGTAGAGCCTGAAATCAAAGAGCAGGCAGAACAGGTGCTTGATCAATTGGGAATCCCCATGTCCAATGCGGTCAGTATGTTTCTTCGGCAGATTGTTCTGCAGCGTGGCATTCCGTTTGAAATGAAACTGCCGGAGCGCAAACCGGTGGCTTTCGGATCTTTAACAAAGGAGCAGCAGGATGCAGAGCTTGAGAAAGGCATGGCAGATATCCGTGCTGGTCGCACCCATTCTGCACAAAGCGTCATGGATGAACTGAAAAGAGACTACGGCGTATGAACTGGGAAATAGAGTTCACCGACCAGGCAAAACAAGACCTTCGAGATATTCTGGACTATATCACCTATGAGTTACAGGAACCGAAGGTCGCTGTGAACCTGGTGCGGCAAATTACAAAAGAAATCCTCTCTTTGAACCAGATGCCCATGCGGTATCGGCTTTATGATGAGGAACCTTGGAAAAATCAAGGCTTGCGCTGTTTCCCGGTCAAGAACTATCTCATTTTCTACTACCCGGACGAAACCAAAAACACGGTTTATGCCGTCCGTATAATTTATGGTGGACGGGACATCAGCCGTCAACTGAGCGAAACCGAAACGATCTGAATTCAACACTACGAGAGCATCTGTCTACGGACAGGTGCTTTTCTTTTGCCCATTTTGAAGGAGAGTGATTTAGGTGGGTATTTTTTCAGGGCTGTTCAAATCCAGGGACAAGCCTCAAAACCGCACGGCAGGAAGTGGCTATGCCTTTTTCATGGGTGGTACTACCTCCGGCAAAGCGGTGACAGAACGCTCCGCCATGCAGATGACTGCCGTGTATTCCTGCGTCCGTATCTTGTCGGAAGCTGTCGCAGGACTGCCGCTGCACCTTTATAAATACACGGACAGCGGCGGCAAGGCAATGGCGCTCGACCATCCGCTCTACCGCTTGCTCCACGATGAGCCGAACCCGGAAATGAGCTCCTTCGTATTCCGGGAAACGCTCATGACGCACCTACTCCTCTGGGGCAACGCCTACGCCCAGATCATCCGCAACGGCAAAGGCGAAGTGGTGGCGTTGTACCCTTTAATGCCCAACCGCATGGAGGTCAACCGGGACAAGAACGGCAAGCTCTACTACCTCTATTCCACCCAGTCCGATGATGCACCCACCATGAAAGGCTCAACGGTCTATCTTGACCCAGCCGAAGTGCTTCACATTCCCGGTTTGGGTTTTGACGGCTTGGTGGGCTACAGTCCCATCGCTATGGCAAAGAACGCCATTGGCATGGCGATTGCCTGTGAGGAATACGGTGCAAAGTTCTTTGCCAATGGGGCCGCCCCGGGCGGTGTGTTAGAACACCCCGGTACGATTAAGGATCCGCAGCGTGTGCGTGAGAGCTGGCAGTCCACCTTCGGTGGCAGCGGAAACGCAAACAAAATCGCCGTACTGGAAGAAGGCATGAAATATACGCCAATCGGCATCTCGCCGGAGCAGGCGCAGTTCCTCGAAACACGAAAATTCCAAATCAATGAGATCGCTCGAATTTTCCGAGTGCCGCCCCACATGGTGGGTGACCTGGAAAAGTCGAGCTTTTCTAATATTGAGCAGCAGTCCCTTGAGTTCGTGAAATACACCCTTGACCCTTGGGTCATCCGCTGGGAGCAGTCCATTCAGCGGTCACTCCTGTCCAAGGACGAAAAAGCCATGTATTTCGTGAAGTTCAATCTGGAAGGCTTGCTTCGCGGCGATTACCAGAGCCGCATGAACGGGTACGCCATCGGCCGCCAGAACGGCTGGATGTCCGCCAACGACATCCGAGAGCTGGAAAACCTCGACCGTATCCCAGAGGAGGAAGGCGGCGACTTATACCTTATCAACGGCAATATGCTCCCGCTGCAAAACGCCGGAGCTTTTGCAAATATCAACACCGATAACGGAAAGGAGGAAAAAACCGATGAAGAAGTTCTGGAATTGGAAAAGCAGGACGGTGACCAACGAGGAGACACAGGAACAGATCCAAGAGAGAACCCTGTTCTTAAACGGCACGATCGCTGAGGAAAGCTGGTTTGACGATGATGTCACGCCGCAGCTTTTCAAGGATGAGCTGATGTCTGGCTCCGGGAATATCACCGTCTGGATCAACTCGCCTGGTGGTGACTGCGTGGCAGCCGCCCAAATCTACAATATGCTGATGGACTACCACGGTGACGTCACAGTCAAGATTGACGGTATTGCCGCCTCTGCCGCATCCGTCATTGCGATGGCAGGTACGAAGGTGCTCATGTCGCCCACGGCGCTCATGATGATCCACAACCCCTTGACGGTCGCTATCGGTGACAGCGAGGAGATGCAGAAGGCAATCGATATGCTCTCCGAAGTCAAGGAAAGCATCATCAATGCCTACGAGATCAAGACCGGCCTGTCCCGTGCCAAACTCAGCCACCTCATGGATGCCGAGACCTGGATGAATGCCAACAAGGCTGTGGAGCTGGGCTTTGCCGATGATTTGCTGTTCAAGGCAGACGGTGAAAGCGCCGCTGCGGAGGACAGCTTCGTGTTCAGCCGCAGAGCCGTCACCAACTCGCTCATGTCCAAGGTCAAGAGCCATCACACCCCGTCCGAACCTGCGAAACCCGCAGGCACACCCATCTCCGAGCTCGAAAAGAGACTCGCACTTATCAAACCTTAAGGAGGATACAAACAATGAGTAAGATCAACGAACTGCGCGCACAGCGTGCAAAGACCTGGGAGCAGACGAAGGCATTTCTCGACTCCCACAGAAGCGATAAAGGCGTCCTCTCCGTCGAAGACACCGCCACCTATGAGAAGATGGAACAGGAGATCGTCGACCTCGGCCGCGAGATCGAGCGCCAGGAGCGTCTGGACGCTTTCGAGCGTGAGCTGAACACTCCGGTCAATACCCCCATCACGCAGAAGCCCGATACGGCAAAGGTGGACACCAAGACCGGTCGTGCCTCCGATACCTATAAGAAGGCGTTCTGGGCGCAGGCCCGTACCAAGGGTGGTATGCTGACCGCAGAGATCCGCAACGCTCTGCAGGAAGGCGTGGACAGTGAGGGCGGCTACCTCGTCCCCGATGAATTCGAGCAGACG